AGGCGTAAATTGTTCGTAAATAGCCTTTGCTTTCATTGGTGGGAAATTAGTTGCTACGCTACTTGTCATACGCAAGCCTGCTTGCACCTGTACGGGCGTAACACCTGTATCATAACGTAAGCAAAATGCGATAGCTTTCTTTAGCCCTTCTTCGCTGTAAAAACGCTTTAATTGCGTAGCGGGGTTATCACGTACAACTACGTCAAACATATTCGGCATCAGGTATTTACATAATGCACTACCTTGCGTGTAACGTAGGTTAAGCACTTCGCCATCCCACGTAATATCTTTATTAATACATTTTGTTACTTCGGCTTTTGCGCCTGCTTCGTTGAAATAAGTTATAGGGAAAATGTTTTGTTTGCGGTAGATGTCATACACAGTGTTTACCATTGCCTGCTGTTCTTCTTCCGTTGCCTGCATATAAGCATCCTTAGTAAATTTTTTAAGGTCAACTAATACATCTTCGTAGCCTGTGCTTTTAGCGACCTTACTTTCGTAATTCCATTTTATCACGTTATTGCCCTCCTAAGTTTTAAGGGCATCACCTGTGGGGAGTGTGAGTAGGGGTTTAATACTTTTTATGTGTACGTACTGCACCTTTATAATCTTTTCTGTCTGCACCGTAAGTTTGTGCGTGTAGGTCAGATCGTTCTTTAATTATACGGTTATGGTACTGTGTTTCAGTTAAAAATGCATTTTCTTGGTTCTTTTTATTTTGGTCTTTGTCCTTATAGTAATCATGTAAAATGAATGTACCTAAGTCGTTTAGTGCCATACCGTCAGGTCGTTCGCCTGTAGCTTCTACATACGCTTCAATAAGTTCATCAGCTTTTTCAATACGTGCCTGCTCGTCTGCAAACGGCTTATCCATATTTTCTGCAATAGCTTCTGTTAATTCCGTTTTTGCTGTTAGTCTGTTAAATGATGCCATCTTCTGTTCCCCCTGTGTAATTGTATCCTTCACCGTGTAGCGCCCAATAAACGTAAACCTCTGCTATCTTTTCACACGCTGTGTCAGCTATATGCTTTGCTCCCCTTTTAGTTATATCAAGTAAACCGCCAATCTCTTCAAACGTATACCCTTGTGTAAAATATAAATCAATTACGCCTATTTCCCTATCCGTTAATTCTGCTAAATGTATAGCTGTCTGTAAATCTGCTAAAATATCAATTGCTGTATAATCACCGTTTTCAGCTTCATTTTCTATTAGATAGACATCTTCAAGGAAGGCAGAAACGCCTTCCCCAGTGTCTAACGTATACATGCTGTCAAAACGGCGTTCCTTACTTTGTGCATCGTACATAGAAACGCCCATTACCTTATTTTCCTCCTTCTAACTTTTCAATTAATTTACCTAAATAAACTTGCGCTTTCTTTAAATCTTCTACACCGTTTTTGTGCTTATAACGGCTAATGTATTTAATTACATTTCCTGTAAAGTAACCTTCTAAAGCTTCTGTAGATAGTTTAGCTTCAAGGTAGTCAAATACTTCAATGCCACCTGCTGTATAATGGTTAGGCTGATTAACCATATCTTGCTTTTCTTCTTCATCAGCTACAACAACAACAACATCACGTACAACTTCAATTTTACTTAACTCAATGTGTTTACCTGTCTCTTTTAGTAAAGCACACTCGTTACCGTACTTGTTTACTACCCGTAGCACCGTTGCAAATAGGTTACGGTTACTAAATGTAGTACCACTCTTTTTCTTTACAATGTCGCCTGCTTGTGGTGCTAATTCAAGGTAACACACATCAATGTATGTGTCAGTTTCAAGTAGTTGCGCACGTGTACCTTGTGGTGATAATTTTGAAATTGTTACAACGTAGTCACCATTAGAAAACGCTGTACCATCTGTATTTCTTACTTTGTCCCCTACTTTAAATGTTAACATTAAAACCACTCCATTCCTTTTACTTCTGTAAAGTCTGCTAAAAGCCCGCCACCCTTGCGTAACATGTAGCGTGTGTATTTCGGTATAAAATTCAACGGGCTACCTTCTGTTAGGCATAACGTGTTAAATACGTATTCTGAATCCATTTTATCTTTTTGTAAGCGGTGTTTTAATACTTCCGCTGTAGCACGGCAATCGTTAATTGCACGGTGCGCTCCTTCAAGCTCAATGCCTAACCTTGCACAAGTAGGTACTAAGCTACTGTTTTCGTTAGGCTCTACAATACTTGTTAAGCTTTTTGTACAAATAAACCGTTTAGGCTCAAAGTACGTTTTGTCTGCTAAAAACGCTAAATCAAACGGTGCATATTGAGCAACTACGGTATCAAAACCAATAAACTCTACTAACATTTGCATAGCGAAAGCTTCCTGCATACCAAACTTTAAATCAAGCGGTGTAATACCTGTTAAGTCGGTAATTAGCTGTGGTAACTCTTTTTTGAAACCTAACGCAACAAACGTATTATATGAGCCAATTTCCTCAAATTCTTCGTTAAGTTTTAGTGCGCTAATTTCAATTACTTGCTCACGTTTATAATTTAAGCCCGTAGTTTCAAAATCTAAAACTGTATACATTACGCTTCACCTTCCATTTCTTCAAGTAGCTCTAAAGTAAGTTTACGTGCCAATTCGTAAACATCACCAATAATTTCTCTATCTTTTTCTTCGTTACTGCTTAATACATCGTGCCCATAAAGTTTAGAGGCATAAGCAAGTAGCTTTGTACCTTCTTCTTCTGTGTGCGTTAAAATATCGTGTTGCTTCCATAAAAAGATAGCTAATGCAGAAACAGCTTGTAATTTTTCCTTGCTTGTTAACATTTAACATCACTCCTAAATAGTTTTGTAACGTACAAAATACTATACCGAGTGCATGTTGCTTTTCGCACAAGATATAGTATCATTTTTACATATTATTTACCTGCTTTTTCAAAATATTCATCCGTCCACGGCTCTACAGCTACAACTGCTTCACGTATATTTTCAGCTAATACCGTAATTTCATGTTGCGCTCCGTTACCCTTACGGCGTTTACCGTAAAAGCTTAATAGCGCCGTTAAGTTAGCGGTCATAACCATATTACACGCAATACCGTTAGGTAGTACAGCACGTGCATCTTCTGCGGGTACACCTGCACTACGTAATGCATCATACATTTCCTGCGCCTTTGTCATAGCGTATTTAAAGATTTCATCGGCATCCTTTTCTAAAACTTTGTCAGGCACTACGTATGAAGCGCCACCACTCCTATCATTTGTACCGAAGCGTACATAACGCTGTGACTGTACCGAGAAGCTAAAACCTACTCTATGGCGTGTTAACTGCGCTAATAAGGCACGGGTAACACCTTCAATGGCAAACGTAAATGATACGTGTTCTAAAGTTGATGTATGCCCACTACCTGTAATTAAACGGAACAAGCGGTCTGCTTCTGTACCTGCACCGCCATCCTTAGCCTTTTCGCCAAAATACTTTTTAGCTTCGTCTGCTACAATATCAGTAGGCAACTTAGGGCTATAACACGTGCGGATAGCTGTCATAGAAACAGCTTGCCCGCTTGTAATGCTATATGCGTTTACTTGCTCCTTTACTTGCTCTTTAAATTCTGCGCTTAACTGTGAATGCGCTAATAGTGTAACCTGTTGCTCTACTTGCTTCATTACCAAAACACCTTTCCCATCTTGTTAAATAATATATCTTCGTTTTCACGCTCAAATGTAATTTCGTGGTAAAGTTCACCGACAATAACAATTAAGCTAACGGTATATTTATCTTCACCAATATCGTACTCAATACCTAATTCATCATATACTTTGCGTAAACGGGTAAAGTCGGTCATTTTGCGCCATCCATTCTATCTTCGGCTTCATCCTTTAAATCTTGCAAAGTTTCCCATTTTTCTTGGTTCATGTTTTTAGTTAACGCTACTGCGTGTCGCTCAATTTCGTTTAACAATTCTTCATTACTTAACGCCTGAATGTCCATATGCTCCTTCGCCCCTTTCCGTTGTGCTTAATTCTTCTACTTCCGTAAACATAACGGTTTCGTAACTTGTAAATACAGCTTGTGCAATTCTATCGTTAGGGTAAATAACAAACGTTTGCTCCGTAATGGCATTTTTAAGGATACCAAACTTTTGCAAAAACTTCGTTACTGTACCTAAGATACCTTGCTGTGTCGGTGCTAAATGTAATAACACGCCAACTTCGCCACGGAAATCGCTATCAATAGTAGCGGGCGAGTTCATTAGTGTTACGTTATAATTTTTAGCTAACCCGCTTCGTGGGCGCAACTGCATTTCATAGTTTGGCGGTATTTCAAACGCAAGCCCTGTCGGTACTACAACGGTTTCGCCTGCATGTACCGTAATAGGCTCGGTAATACTTGCACGTAAATCTACACCTGCTGAACCCATCGTAGCGTATGCAGGTAATTCGATACCTTTATTAACCTTTTTAACTTTAACATTTAATTTCATCATTCTACTGTCACCCATCTTTCTATAGTTACTGTTTCTGTAATTTT